CATTTGAGCTTGTGCCACAGCAAAAGCTGTTAAGCTGCTTATTGGTAATTTGTCAGTCATTATTTCATCCTTACTGATATAGTTTGAGGTCCAGTTATCAATTCGGCACCGTCAATCTGGACACCCGCTTGAAGTTGTTTTTTTATTTCTGCTTTATCTGGTGTGACGGTTATTCTACAAAGTTGTGATGGTATCTCCTTTTCGTTGGTTATTGCTACGCTTTCTGTTCCTTTGCGAAGTGAAACTGTCCCCAAGGGATGTGGAATTTTTGATTGGTTAGCACAAAGCAAAATAGTTTTAAGCATTTGGTTCAGTCGCACTTTACGAGCATCGTGAAGCGATCTGCGCTCTGAATATCTTTTAGCCATTTCGTGACACGCAATCATTCCAGCTTCAGCTTCATTGATTTCGGTCAAAACATTAGATACTAGGTCCATTACATCAGTTTCACCATCTAATGTATCCCAGAACAAATCTAATTCATCTGCATATGGTGCTAATCTTTCTGCCATGTATGTAAGCATTGACGAATTGAGTTTCATTTTTTTGATCCTTCAAAGTCATCAACCGCTTGTGCTATTGCTTTTTCAATAAAAGAAATTGCATCTGCAGGAAATTGATCGGCTAAATATTGCTGGTGAGTTATCTCTCCGGCAGCAGCTTGCTGAACCAATTTTGTACTACGATTTACAATTTTGTTTGCAATTGTAGCTCTTATAAAGTGAATAGGTGTGTTAGTCATGTGAACCTCCAAGTTAACCATTTCATAGTATCAACATGGCTTTCTCAGTCAACAAATGTTTTACAAAATTTTTAGTGACTTTGTAAATGTTGTGTTTATAAAGAAAAAGGACCACACTCGCTAAAGTGTGGCCCGATGGGATATGATAACAACACGAATTGGAGGTTCACTTTGTTACACACATTTAATAGCACAACTCAAATCACGGAGCAACGCATATGTCGCACTATATGACCGCTCTAGCAATGCAGCAAACTGGTTTAAAACCATCTACTAAAATAGTTCTTTATTGGATAGCAGACCATTACAATCACGAAACTGGCGCTTGTTTTCCTAGTCATAATAGACTGGCAAAGCTATGCGAGATGACGCGCCAATCTGTAATTACACATATTGGTGTTTTAAAAGATAAAGGGTTTCTTGGCGCTACAAATAGAACAAGAGATAATGGCTCAAACACAAGCTGCGAGTACCAACTTTTTCTGAAAGGTAGTGATGTAAAAAAAATAGACACCCCTAGTAAAAATATTTTACATGATGATGTAAACTTATTTAACAACCATAACCTTGGAAATAATAACCTTAGAAAAGATAACATTATAAAAGCTATCAATAACAATCCTATCAATGCTAGCTTATCATACAGGAAATATCGTGGTTATACAGAAGATGAAATAGACATTTCATTCGGTTTTTTCTGGGAAAGTTATCCAAAGAAAACAGGAAAACAAACAGCTAAAAAAGCATTTACTAAGGCAATTAACAAAGAGTGCGGAAGCGTTATAATGTCTGGTTTATATAAATATGTTGAGCTTTGTGAAAAAGAACAAAGGCCAAAAAAATATATATTAAACCCGTCAACGTGGCTAAATGGTGGGCATTGGGATGACGAAGAAGTGAGTTTTAAAGAACAAAAAGAAACCTCTGCAGAGTATTTGCACAGCCTTTTAAGTGGTGGAATTTTGGGGATTGATAACAATGGACTATGATGGACGTAAAAGAATTATTGCAAATTGGCTTCTCGATTTCTTAAAGCGCTATGAAGCGCCAAGTCATCTTGATAAAGACGCCAGCCGTGAAGAAATGTTGCTTATGGTCGAGGATATTAACAGCGAGTGTCCAGCTGCTAATGAAGGTGGACTTAAGTGGCTTTTAGACGAAGCTGCAAAATATGTGCGTAAAAATCAAGTGAGTCGTAGATGGCCAACTATTAATATGTTTGTAAAAGGTATTAAGGAAAACAGAGATAAAATTAAAAAAGATCTTTTAGAAACTTCAGAAGAGTTTTCTCCGCAGCTAAATATTTTTAAAATTAATGCTCAAAGGATCAAGAAAAAAGAACCAGTTGATGAAAAATATGTTTCAGGAAAATATGCAGAGCTTTTGATAGAAAAAAACCTAATCTCCGAAACTGATTTAGAACCATACAGGAACTCGTAAAATGTCAAACAAAGAAAAAAAATGGCCAGCAACTCAAATAACTATGAAAGATACAAGTAAACTTATTCCTTATGCTCGTAACAGCAGAGTGCATAGCGAAGAACAAGTTGCTCAGATTGCTGCAAGTATACAGGAATGGGGATTTACAGTTCCAATACTTGTTGACGAAGACAATACCTTGATTGCAGGTCATGGTCGCTTAATGGCAGCGCAAAAACTTGAGCTTAAAAAAGTACCTACCATGTTAGCGACAGGATGGTCAGATGCACAAAAGCGCGCATACGTTATTGCTGATAATAAGCTGACAGAAAACTCATCTTGGGACGAAGAATTACTAAAGGTAGAAATTAAACAGCTTGAGATTGACCAATTTGACATATTAAAAATTGGTTTTGGTGCGGATGAGTTAGCAGATTTATTTTTAGATAAAGACTTTGGCGAAACAAACGCATTTGACGAATGGCAAGACATGCCAGAATATGAAAACGAAGACATAAATTATTTTCGTACCATAAAAGTACATTTCGACAATCAAGAGGACGTAGACGAATTTGCTGAAAAGACAGGTTTAAAGCTCACAGAAAGTACAAAATTCATTCGTTACCCTGAAAATATAAAAGAAGACCTTAATGCTTACCGAGTAAACGGTACGGACGATGCAGCCTAATTTTTCACTTTATATCCCAAGCAAAGGTCGCCATGAGTATATGATGACTTCGAAAGCTTTAACTTTGATGAAAGTACCGCATTTCATTGTAGTCGAGCCGCAAGAAGTAGATTTATACAACAAAGCAGTAAAGCATTGGGATCTATCAACAACTATACTTAAGCTTGATATGTCTTTTAAAGAAAAATACGAGCTTTGTGATGATCTTGGTATGGAAAAATCTACTGGCCCCGGTCCAGCGCGAAATTTTGCTTGGGAACATTCAAAGCAAAATGGTGAAAACTGGCATTGGGTTATGGATGACAATATCCGCTATTTTCACAGATTTAATAAAAATTTACAGATTAAGGTAACTGATGGTACGTGTTTTCGTGTAATGGAAGATTTTGTACAAAGATACACAAATATCGGTATGGCTGGGCCAAATTACATGATGTTTGCGCCGCGCAAAAAACGATTGCCACCTTTTGTGCTTAATACACGAATTTATAGCTGCAATTTGATCCGAAATGAGCTTAAATACAGGTGGCGTGGCCGTTACAATGAGGACACAATTTTATCGCTCGACATACTGAAAGCAGGTTGGTGTACCACGCAGTTCAATGCATTTCTGCAAGAGAAAACCAATACGCAAGTTATGAAAGGTGGTAACACCGATGAGTTCTACCATGCAGAGGGAAAGGTACAAGACGGTGAAAGATATGCCGACACTGGAACGCTAGAAAAGTCCAAGATGCAGGTTCGCGTGCATCCTGATTGTTCTAGGCTGGTAAAAAAATATGGACGGTGGCATCATCACGTTGACTATAATCGCTTCAAGAAACAAAAACTAATTAGAAGACCAGACATTGATTTCAACGGGACGGTGCAAGACTACGGCATGAAAATGGTCAAAGTAAAATGAAAACAGGGTTCACAGCTTCTACGTTTGATCTATTACACGCAGGTCATATTGTGATGCTGCACGAAGCAAAAACTATTTGTGACCATCTTATCGTAGGACTTCATGTAGACCCATCTACAGAACGCCAATATAAAAATACACCAATACAGACATTGGTGGAGCGATACGCACAGCTCGCGGCAGTAGAGTACGTTGATAAAATAATACCATACGAAACAGAAAACGATCTGCTAGATATTCTAAAAATGTATCCGATTGATGTAAGGGTGATTGGCGAGGAATACCGTGACAAAGATTTCACAGGCAAAAACCTAGATATGCAAATCCACTATAACAAAAGAAGGCACGATTTTAGTTCGAGCCTCCTTCGTGAGCGAGTAGCGTATGCAGAAAGCATCAAGAAGCAATCAAACATTACAGATATGAGCGGCTGATCCAAGTTCGTTTACAGCATAAATCATGGTGCGTTTATCAGAATGAGTAGAGCCATATTCTTTAGCTTCGCTGAATGTATTGCATTCTGTGCGAATTCTATTTGCGCCTTTGCCGCGTACAGCTACAAAGTGAGTTGCTTCGTTAAAGATTTTTTCTTCGTATCCAGTAGTAAATTGCATGGTAGCCTCCAGTTTCTATATTTACAGAGTAACGATACTACTCATATTGTCAACAAATCATTTACAAATAAAAGCACTATTGGAACATTCAGAATTTATGGTATAAACAAGATGCTTACACAACATATAGGGATATGTAATGGCAGACACACAAGACGATCAGTCAGAAGGCAAAAAACGTGGGCCAAAGGGACCATCTAAAGGTTTGAGTGAAAACGATTTTAACCGTTTACTTAACATGGTTAGAATACAATGCACTCAGACAGAAATATGCAGCATTTTAGGTATGTCTGACACCACACTTAAGCGCAGATTAAAAGAAAGAGGATACGAGAATTTTGTAGACCTCTATAAAAGGCATAACGATGAAGGCAGAATGTCTTTGAGGCGGATGCAATGGCAAGCAGCAGAGAATGGTAATCCAACAATGCTTGTTTGGCTTGGAAAGCAATATCTTGGTCAAAAAGATAAGCAAGAACAAACTATTTCTGGTGAACACGTACATGCTTATAAGTGGATAACTGATGACAGTTCGGACAATTAATTATCGCCCAAGAAAGTTAATCAAAGCTTTTCACAATAGAACTGAAAGGTTCGCTGTAATTATTGCTCATCGGCGCTTTGGAAAAACGGTTGCAGCAATTAATGACTTAATCAAAGACGCTCTTACTATTCCATTGCCAAATGTACGTGTCGCATACATAGCTCCTTACTATAGCCAAGCCAAAGCCATTGCTTGGGATTACCTTCGTGAATATACGCAAGACGTTGAGGGCGTAACTTACAATACTTCAGAGTTGCGTGTAGATTTTCCCAATGGCGCGCGCATTAGATTGTTTGGTGCAGATAACGCAGACACCCTTCGTGGGCTTTACTTCGATCATGTTGTGCTTGATGAGCCTGCAGACTTTCCAGCTAGAGCTTGGCCAACCGTTATTCGTCCAGCGCTTGCAGATCGTAAAGGTAAAGCTACATTTATTGGTACGCCGAAAGGCAAAAATCAGTTTTATGATACTTACATTCAAGGCAAAAATAATCCCAATTGGTTTACTGCAATGTTTAAGTCGTCTGAAACAGGACTTCTTGATCCAGACGAGCTTGAAGAAGCTAAAAAGGCTATGGGTGAAGACAGATTTGAGCAAGAATTTGAGTGTAGCTTTGAAGCTGCAATTCAAGGCGCTTATTATGCGAAAGAAATAAAAAATTGTTCGTCTGAAAAAAGAATTTGTGGCGTGCCTTATGATCCATCAGTTGGAGTTGTTACGGCATGGGATCTCGGTTATTCCGACAGCACAGCAATTTGGTTTGCTCAATATGTTGGTCAAGAAATTCATTTAATTGATTATTACGAAAATAGTGGGGTTGGTTTGGAAAAATACGCAAAAGTATTATCTGAAAAAGGTTACCACTACGAAGAGCATATTTTACCGCATGATGTACGCGTTAAAGAGCTAGGAACAGGAAAAAGTCGTCTTGAAACATTAGATGCTTTAGGAGTACGAAACATTAAAATTGCACCAATGCTTGGAGTTGATGACGGCATTCAAGCAGCAAGGTCTATGCTTAATCGGTGTTGGTTCGATCAAGAAAAATGTGAGCGTGGTGTTGAAGCTTTACTTCAATATCGCAGAGAATTTGACGAAAGACTTAAAACTTGGCGCGGCAGACCTTTGCATGATTGGACTTCTCACGGGGCAGATGCGTTTAGATATTTGGCTGTTGGTCGTAAAGAGCAAACCGATTGGGGCGCACCAATCAAGCGCGGATTGCGTGGGATAGCATAATGTGATATTATGTGATTATAATTCACAAGGTGCATCATGGCAAAAATGACTAAAGCACAAATTGCAAGAGCTAAGGCTATGTCTAAGCGCCGGGGTTCTGCATATCCCAATGCATGGTCAAATTTAAAAGTCATTAAGACGGATGCAAAGAAATCCAAGAAAAAACCAGCAAAGAGGAAAGCATAATGCGCTATGGCAAAAAGGGCATGGGTAAGAAAAAAGGCGGGAAAAAGAAATGAAGACTGGTAAGTATTCTTCCGCAGCATCTTTCAAGCCATGCAAAGGCTGTCCAACACCCGGTAAATG